TTACGGGGTAATGCCAACCGCTGCCGCCACTTTGTCGCCACTTGGCAGCGTTGCCAGAGGATTGAAACGGAGCGCCGTTTCCAGATGATCCGGTGCCAGATGTGCGTAACGCATAGTCATTTTTATATCGTGGTGTCCGAGAATTTTTTGTAAGGCCAGAATGTTTCCACCCGACATCATGAAGTGCGCCGCAAACGTATGGCGCAGAACGTGTGTGAGTTGACCGCGAGGGAGCACGATAGACGTTTTTTCCATTACGGATAAAAATTGAAAATAGCAGTCTGTGAAGAAATTGAACCCATCAAGCGCCATGATCTCTTCGTAAAGCTCTTTACTGATAGGGATGCTTCTGTTTTTCTTCCCCTTCGTTCTGACAAAGGTAATTCGGTATTTGGTCACCTGTGAGCGGGTAAGATTTACGGCTTCACGCCAGCGTGCGCCTGTGCTTAAGCATATCTTAACTATCAGTGCCAGAATTGGGTCCTGACGTTTGCAATCAGCCAGCAATTCAACAATCTGCTCATGGGTAAGCCATGCCATCTCTTTTTCTGCGATGGTGAATTTTCGCATGTTCTCCAGTGGGTTCGGATACGACCATTCGCCCAGACGGGATAGTTCGCTAAAAACACTACTTAGATAGCTTTGCTCCAGGTTAATGGTGACCGGGCTTGCTCCTTTCTTCCATTTCTCGCTGAAGTAGATCTCTCCTGTCAGGCGTTTATCTCGATAGTGGGCAAACATTTTAGAGGTGAGATCTGTTGCAAGGGGATTGCCCAGAGCGTCAACCATCAACAGCAATTTGTCATAGACATGCTGTCCAGCGGTTAGAGATTTACCATGTAGTTTGAACCATAGCTCAACCACGTCTTTCAGTGTTCGACGATCCACTGATTCACCAAGCCAGGGCTTTGCTTCGGTTTCTTCCATCGTGTGGCGCTCAAAAGCCAGAGCTTCGCCTTTGGTGGCGAATTGTTTACGCACACGACGCCCACTTCGTCCGGCGGGGTAACATTCGCAAAGCCATTTCCCTGTGGTGAGTTTTCGTACTGCCATAAAAAAGCCCTCATGTCAGAGGGCTAAATTTAACTGTATGTTTGACCAGTGGTCAATGTATGGTTTGTGAAATCCATACATTACCTTAATTTATCAAGCTCTCGTTTATTTCTTTTATCATGTATATCATTAAGAAATAATATATTACTAGCAATGATACTAAATAACGCTATTATTTGTAGATATACTAATAACGCGGTGATAAAAAATCCAAACTTGCAGAACACGTGCTTATGCAAGGAAATGAAATCCAGATTTGAAAATATAGGTTTCGTTAAATTTATTATAACAATAGAAAATATTACAATAGCTGAAATTATAATGGTTTTCACTATCAGCGTAATTCGCTCAATATCTTTTTCTGTTTCCTTATGATAGTTTATACTAGTTATTGTTGATGGCTTTACAATTGAACTTACAGCTGCAGGGTAAATATATGCAAGCCAAATACCTGCAATAGTGAAGATCATTGCAGAAATGTTTTGCAAGGTAGATAAAATATCTTTTATATCTGCATACGTATATTTGTCTCCGAACAAATAAGCAATAGCTATAATTGTTAGGAGAAAACATATGTGCAAAATTTTAGGTTTTATAATCATACTATGCACCTATTTTATGAATCTGCACTGCTGTATCATTATCAGCTTCTGGTTGTTCTATTATATCTTCATTTTTAAAACAATTCACCAAATCATTTCTATGAGCTTTTACTACACTCATTAAATATGAAGAAGAGTAATGTTTGTTTCTGTTAGAAAGGTCAACGTGAATTTCATGGCGATAAACATATTCATCTAACCAAGTAGTTGAACCATTTTTCCCATTTATTTTGAATCCGATGCGTGCGTGATCATTCCCTACATTCTCATTGTTGTTTTCTGTATCTTCTGAAATAGGATTGTGGTTTTCTATATATTCATCGATGAGTTTAGTGAACTCTTCAGGCGTAGGCGTTCCTTCGACTAATAATTCAACGCGATGTTTTTTTGATAAAATAGGAGAGCTTCTTGAGAAAACATCTCCAACTGCATCAAATAACTTCTGCCATTTTTCCCGTGTATCAGGTATGTTTGTTTCTATTACGTCATGGTAAACAATGTGAGTGATTTTTTTACACAGTTCTTCTATGTTTGCTCCACTCGTGATCATCCTTGTTTGTTTAGTCTGTACTTTAAAAACTAAACTTTCATCATCACCTTGAGAAAAAAGAACACGTTTGTAATGAACGTCTTCAGGTGAGTCATTACGAGGACGAGTCATATCTATGACTTTTTTATTAGGATGCTCCATCCTAAAGTCAACGTATGCTTTAATATAATGACAGAAAAGATCTGTATCCGTATTAGAACTTGGGAATCGTATGGATGCAATTTTGTTATATTCTGGAATTACCCAATAGTAGCAAGGTACGCCCCAGATATATTTACCGCCACCTTGAGTATCAGAGGCGGATACAACATTATCTGAAGTGCCGTCAATCTTACTTTCAGCATCTATACCTTGAATATTTCCAGAGTTATCACCAAGCGTTTTCCAGATAACAAATAGATAATCTCCTGTCGTACTGTCATATGAAATATTTTTACAGTATGCTTTTGTTCTTCTATTATTATCCTTTCCCCATGGAACAGATTGTTCAACTGTTCTTGAACAGATCCAGCTATGTAAGTTACACAGAACATGGGATAAGTTCTTTTCGACTAATTCCGGCGATTTGCCTTGTCGTATTTTATAAAGGCCAAACATTTCTAAATCAAAAAATGTTATAATGCCGCGTTCAGTTTTAAAGTTGGTTTTACTCATTGTTATTGCTTCTCTTCACCTTTTAAATCTTTCGCTTAATATAATCACTTCTATTAGAATGACATTTGTTGAATGTCACTTTAATTCGAAATGATTGTGCTTCTTATGCATGCAACTACCTCGATATCAGAAAATGCACATTCAAAGTAAGTTTCTTTACTTCTGATATTTATCATACCTTTAGGTAGCCTAGTAATTTGTCTGACGGAATAGGTTCCATCAATATTAATTAACCAGTATCCATCTAATACATCAGAAAATTTCTGATCACAGATGTATGCCACTAAACCATCCTGAACGACAATTGGTGCTGAAAGATTAGCGGGTAAAAATGACGAATCGAAAATATATGAGCCACTCTCAACCATTTTGCCTGCATTGAGATGAAATTTAGGCAGTTCTTTTACCGATGTTGTGAGAGCATTGTGCTCGCTGCCTTGTCCAGTGGCTAGCCATAAAAGAGAATTTCCTGTTTCCAACGAACATTTTATGATCCAATCAGCCGGGAATGTGTCTCGCAAATATCTATTTGCCATAGTGCTTTTAGATACATTCAGATGGTCGGCAAGTTCTTGTCTTGTTTTAAAGCCATACGCTTTCATTAGCCTGTCTATTGCATCACGTCCGCCTGAGTCCAAATTCAGATCGTTCCCAATTGGGGACTTCAGGGTGGTGGCTTGGGAAACGTGCTGAACCTTTGATGCAGTTGCCTTTGACATGACCGGAGCCTCAGTACTCTGAGGGAATGGTACGCCTTTTCCGAATGAGAGCCACTCGATAGATGCACCCGTTTCAATTGCACACTGAATTACCCAGTCAGCAGGAAATACGTCACGCATCCAGCGCGTGCCCATAGTGCTTGCAGATACGTTGAACTGTTCGCACAGAGCTTGCCTTGTCTTGAATCCATACGCTTCAAGCATGCGCGTTATGACTGCTTGTCCTCCGTTTTTGAAATTCATTTATTACGCCTTTGAGTAATTTTTGGTTGACACTTCTCAAATGAAGAATTAGTGTGTGCGAAAGTGAACTGAACAGGATTAATCACCAGTTACCACACATCTTGTTAAACGAGGAATCTTGCATCATGGCTCCACATATTTCAATCACCTTAGCTGTCCCATCTGTTTCTATTGAGAAATACAGTGAACTGACTGGGTTATCTATCGATACTATCAATGACATGCTGGCTGATGGACGCCTTATTCGCCATCGTCTCCGTAAAGATAAAAAGCGAGAAAAGGTAATGATCAATATCGCAGCAATGACCGTTGATGCGCTCTCTGAATGCAATTTGAGTATTAACTAGTTCCATTTTGGGATACATCAGGGGTGTCGACTATGTTTGATTACCAAGTTTCCAAACATCCACATTTTGATGAAGCCTGTCGAGTATTCGCACTGCGCCACAACCTGGTGCAACTGGCAGAACGTGCAGGCATGAATGTGCAGATTCTGCGGAACAAGCTGAACCCAGCTCAACCTCATTTATTAACCGCACCAGATATCTGGCTACTTACCGATCTGACTGAAGATTCAACGCTGGTAGACGGTTTTCTGGCACAGATTCATTGTCTGCCATGTGTACCGATTAATGAGGTGGCAAAAGAGAAACTGCCACATTACGTCATGAGTGCAACCGCAGAGATCGGGCGTGTTGCTGCAGGTGCGGTATCTGGCGATGTAAAAACCAGTGCAGGCCGTCGTGAAGCTATCAGCAGCATTAACTCTGTAACACGACTGATGGCGTTGGCCGCTGTTTCATTGCAGGCCCGTTTACAGGCTAACCCTGCGATGGCGAGTGCAGTTGATACCGTGACTGGCCTCGGTGCTTCATTCGGTTTGCTGTGAGGTGCTTATGCTGACGAAAGAACCATCATTTGCATCGCTGCTGGTAAAACAAAGTCCGGCAATGCACTACGGTCACGGCTGGATCATGGGTGAGGATGGTAAACGCTGGCATCCGTGCCGTTCACAAGATGAATTGCTGGCAGAACTATCAACGAATAAACGGGGGAACAAATGGCTATTGAAGGCGCTGCGGCGACTGTTCCATTAAGCCCCGGTGAACGCCTGAATGGACTTAATCACATTGCGGAATTAAGAGCGAAAGTTTTTGGTCTTAATATTGAGTCAGAGCTTGAGCGGTTTATTAAAGATATGCGTGATCCACGGGATATTAATAGCGAACAAAATAAACGGGCACTGGCTGCCATATTCTTTATGGCAAAAATTCCAGCTGAACGTCATAGCATCAGCATTAATGAGCTGACCACTGACGAAAAGCGGGAGTTGATTAAAGCAATGAATCATTTTCGTGCAGTGGTGAGCTTATTTCCCAGACGGCTAACCATGCCGAATTAAGCAACTAATGAAATTAATGGCGTAAACCCGCCGGGCATCCCTTTATCTAAATTCAGGAGAATTGATTATGCGTAATATTGAAACCCTCACGACTAAAACCGGACCGGATGATGCAGGGCTTAATATTTTACTGACAGAGGCTCGTCTGGAAGAACGCCGGGCAAGGGCTGAAGCAATGGCAGCTCGCCTTGATAGCCTGGCGTGTCATATCACATCCCGCCAGCTAAACCACGTCGAAGCGGCAGAACTGCTGCGTGTGACTGCTGAAGCAATCCAGAACGAAGCGCAGGAGATCCACTAATGGCAGATGCAATGGATCTCGTACAGCAGCGCGTTGAAGAAGAACGCCAGCGCTATATCCGTGCTGCCCGTGCCAAAACACCGGGCGTGTCTCGTGTGCTTTGTATTGAATGTGAAGCGCCAATTCCGCCAGCACGACGCCGCGCCATTCCTGGAGCGCAGCTTTGCATTACCTGTCAGGAAATCGCAGAGCTGAAAGGCAAACATTACAACGGAGGTGTTGTATGAGCACCATCCTGAAATGGGCGGGAAATAAAACCGCCATTATGTCCGAACTGAAAAAACATCTTCCTGCTGGCCCGCGACTGGTTGAACCTTTCGCGGGTTCCTGTGCTGTGATGATGGAGACGGATTACCCCAGCTATCTTGTTGCGGATATTAATCCTGATTTAATCAACCTCTATAAAAAGGTTGCTGCTGATTGCGAGGCGTTTATATCTCGTGCCAGAGCTTTATTTGAGGAAGCAAACAGGGAGGTGGCTTATTACAACATAAGGCAGGAGTTTAATTACTCCACTGAAATTACTGATTTCATGAAAGCGGTATATTTCCTGTATCTCAATCGTCACGGTTACCGTGGTTTATGTCGCTATAACAAGAGCGGGCATTTCAACATTCCCTACGGTAATTATAAAAATCCGTATTTCCCTGAAAAAGAACTTCGCACATTTGCAGAAAAAGCCCAGCGAGCAACGTTTATCTGCGCCAGATTTGATGAAACGCTGGCGATGTTGAAGGCGGGAGATGTGGTGTATTGCGATCCGCCGTATGACGGTACGTTTTCCGGCTATCACACTGATGGTTTCACTGAAGATGACCAGTATCACCTGGCATCCGTTCTTGAACATCGGTCATCAGAAGGACATCCGATCATTGTTTCTAACAGTGACACATCCCTGATCCGTTCGCTGTATCGCAATTTTACTCACCACTATATCAAGGTAAAACGCAGCATCGGTGTGGCAGCTGGCGAGGGTAAATCAGCAACAGAAATCATTGCTGTTTCCGGGCCGCGCTGCTGGATGGGATTTGATTATTCGCGTGGCGTGGATAGTTCTGCCGTGTACGGAGTACGTGCATGAGTCATGCCGATATAAACAACTGCTGCGGCTTTAACGAGGCTGCCGCAGCGTTCTCATGGAACAGCCCGAAAAAGGCCATTAACCCTTATCTGGACCCGGCGGAAGTTGCGCCGGTTTCTACGCTTTCAAACCTGATCACTCTGTACGCTGCCGATAACGAGCAGGAACAGTTGCGCCGCGAGGCACTGAGTGATCAGGTCTGGGAGCGTTATTTCTTTAATGAATCCCGTGATCCTGTCCAGCGCGAAACGGAGCAGGATAAGCTCATTAGCCGGGCAAAGCTGGCGCATGAGCAGCAGCGTTTTAATCCGGATATGGTCATTCTGGCGGACGTCAACGCCCAGCCTTCCCATATCAGCAAGCCGCTGATACAACGTATTGAATACTTCAGCAGCCTGGACAGGCCAAAGGCTTATTCCCGCTATTTACGTGAGACGATTAAGCCATGTCTGGAACGACTGGAGCATGTACGCGACAGTCAGCTATCTGCATCTTTTCGCTTTATGGCAAGCCAAGAAGGGCTGGACGGCCTGCTGATCCTGCCTGAAATGAGTCAGGATCAGGTGAAACGCCTGTCCACCCTGGTAGCTGCGCATATGAGTATGTGCCTTGATGCAGCTTGTGGTGATTTGTATGCCACCGATGACGTTAAGCCAGAAGAAATCCGCAAGACATGGGAAAAGGTGGCAGCGGAAACCCTGCGTCTGGATGTCATCCCGCCTGCGTTTGAGCAACTCCGCCGGAAAAGAAACCGCCGTAAACCCGTGCCCTATGAACTCATTCCTGGTTCGCTGGCGCGTATGTTGTGCGCCGACTGGTGGTATCGGAAATTATGGAAGATGCGTTGCGAATGGCGGGAAGAGCAGTTGCGTGCTGTCTGCCTTGTCAGCAAAAAAGCATCTCCCTATGTCAGCTATGAAGCCGTGATGCATAAACGTGAGCAGCGCCGTAAGTCGCTGGAGTTTTTCCGTTCTCATGAACTAGTGAACGAAGACGGCGACACGCTGGACATGGAGGATGTGGTAAACGCCAGCAGCAGCAACCCTGCGCATCGCCGCAATGAGATGATGGCCTGTGTTAAAGGTCTGGAGCTTATCGCGGAAATGCGTGGCGACTGCGCCGTTTTCTACACCATCACCTGTCCGTCACGTTTCCATTCCACGCTAAATAACGGCAGGCCCAACCCGACCTGGACAAATGCGACGGTAAGACAAAGCAGTGATTATCTGGTCGGCATGTTTGCTGCATTTCGTAAGGCGATGCACAAAGCCGGATTGCGCTGGTATGGCGTGCGAGTGGCTGAGCCGCATCATGACGGCACAGTTCACTGGCACCTGTTGTGTTTTATGCGCAAAAAAGACCGCCGCGCCATTACTGCTTTGTTGCGTAAGTTTGCCATTCGTGAAGACCGCGAGGAGCTGGGTAATAACACGGGGCCACGCTTTAAGTCTGAGCTGATAAACCCGCGCAAAGGAACGCCGACAAGCTACATCGCGAAATATATCAGCAAGAACATTGACGGGCGTGGTCTGGCTGGCGAGATCAGCAAGGAAACGGGTAAATCTCTGCGTGATAACGCTGAATACGTGAATGCCTGGGCGTCTTTGCATCGTGTTCAGCAATTCCGCTTCTTTGGTATTCCGGGACGTCAGGCTTACCGTGAACTTCGCTTGCTGGCTGGTCAGGCGGCAAGGCAACAGGGTGACAAAAAAGCAGGTGCGCCGGTACTGGATAACCCGCGTCTTGATGCCATTCTGGCTGCTGCTGATGCAGGTTGTTTTGCCACCTACATCATGAAGCAGGGCGGCGTACTGGTTCCCCGTAAATATCACCTCATCAGAACCGCTTATGAAATCAACGAAGAGCCGACCGCCTATGGCGATCACGGTATTCGTATTTATGGCATCTGGTCACCCATTGCAGAGGGCAAGATCTGCACTCATGCAGTGAAGTGGAAAATGGTTCGTAAAGCCGTTGACGTTCAGGAGGCGGCAGCCGACCAGGGCGCTTGCGCCCCTTGGACTCGTGGCAATAACTGTCCCCTTGCTGAAAATTTGAACCAACAAGGGAAAGACAAATCAGCTGATGGGGATACCAGAACGGATATCACCCGCATGGATGACAAGGAGTTGCACGATTACCTGCACAGTATGAGCAAAAAAGAGCGCCGGGAACTGGCAGCAAAATTACGCATGGTTAAACCGAAACGGCGTAAAGACTACAAACAGCGAATTACAGAGTATCAGCGTCAGCAGCTCGTCTATGAACTGAAGTCCAGAGGATTTGATGGCAGCGAGAAAGAGGTCAATTTGCTCCTTCGCGGCGGCAGTATTCCGTCAGGAGCAGGCCTGCGTATCTTCTATCGGCACCAGCGTTTGCAGGAAGATGATAAGTGGCGAAACCTGTATTAATTACGCGGGTTAACAATTCGTGCTCTTAATAATACCAGTCATATCAGGCTGATGAGCGTAAAAAAACGTTTTACATCAGTAAGATTATTATATACTGTAAATATAAACAGTGGTTATGTATACAGTATTGCTTTGGTGTCATAGGAGGAAAGATGCAGGACTATTTTTTGGAGTCTTTGAAGCTCCAGCGCATTGATTTTTTTCTTAAGCTTGTAGCGGCTAGTGAGTGTAGTGATGAAGAGAAGGGGCTGGCCCTGCAGTGGGTTTCTGAACTGACAGATGAACTCATGGCAAAAATCAGAACCCACGAATACAACCGCTCAATGGATGTCATCAGCTGAGGTGACTTTTATGCGCATTGAAATAATGATCGATAAAGAGCAGAAGATTAGCCAGTCTACCCTGGACGCCCTTGAATCCGAGCTTTACCGCAATCTGCGCCCCCTATATCCAAAAACGGTAATTCGCATCCGCAAAGGTAGCTCTAACGGTGTGGAACTGACCGGACTGCAACTGGACGAAGAAAGGAAGCAAGTGATGAAAATTATGCAGAAAGTGTGGGAAGACGACAGCTGGCTGCATTAAGAAACGTTGCTGGCGTCTGAACTTGCTTCTGGCGTCAGCAAGGTTGAACTACGAGCCCTTGCGAGGCGTTAGCTCTGTAGTGCATGTCTATGTCGCATGAGATCGCATGATCGTTTGAGGATCGTTTTTGCTAAGGCCCGCCAGAACTGGCGGGCTTTTGCGTAGATCATGCAGGTGCATGAAAACCACTACATAAAGCGGGCAGGCGTGGCGGGGATACGAGCGCGCGCTAAGTCATATAAGAGTTATATATTGATTTGATTGCTGGACATGCATACAGTATCGCTCTATCATCTAATAAATCTTAGAGTATTTGGCAATGTTTGGATAAAATGGAACCTAACTTATTCATAATCCGCTAAACAGGGATGTCAGATGCCATACCAATTGGTAGAGCTTAGCCCCGTAGCTAACGATCTTGAACAGTTAGGAACCAAAGAGAAGTTTTGGTTCTATTTCTCCGATGACACTGTAAATTTGCAGTTGTTTAAGTACTCTAGGCCAGGTACTGGCGAGCATTGGTCTGAAAAGTGTGCTGCTGAGTTATGTCATTTGCTTAACATTCCACATGCTAGCTATGATTTGGCGCGATACAATGGTCGATTCGGTGTGGTGACTCAGAATATCATTCCATCTGGTTTCCGGATGGTAATGGGAAATGAAGTGCTTCACAGTTCGACATTCGATTATCCTGGGCCTTTACAAGCCGGGGAAAAGCCGGTAAGGGTCAGAGAACACACTGTCACAAGGGTATTGGGTTGTTTGGATAGGGAATCTATCAAGCCTCCTCCGAGTGTATATGATCTAACCGGGCTAAATGCAGCAGATGTATTTTGTGGATATTTGATGCTCGATGCACTTGTGAGTAATCAAGATCGCCATCATGAAAATTGGGCGATCATGCTTAACAATGAAACTGGTGAGCAGTTTTTGTGTCCAACATACGATCATGCCGCTAGTTTAGGAAGGGAGATGTTAGATGATGAGCGTAACGAACGGCTTAATACTAAAGATAAAAATCGACAAATCCCATGTTTTGTAAGAAAAGCTCGCTCTGAGCTATTCAAAGCAAAAACTGATAAAAAGCCCTTGCTGACCGTTGAAGCATTTCAACATGCAGTTGAAGGGAGAGTTGCCGCTCGCGACCATTGGTTAGGTAAGTTGAGCGTTTTAACAGAAGATTCCATTACAGATGTGTTTAACCAAGTGCCTTCATCGTGTATATCCGACAGTGCACGTAGATTTGCAACGTTAATGGTAATGGAAAATCGCAGAAGGTTACTAGAATGACTAATACAAACTCCGTTTACGTCGCATGGCAGGCACCAGATACCAGAGACTGGCATGTTGTTGGTAACTTGCAAGAGCGCAAATCGGGGTATGTTTTCAGGTATACCAAAGGTGCTCTTAAATCTACTAAATTTACAAAGTTTAGCGGCATGAGTGATGTTCGTGAAACTTATGTTTCGGAAGAATTGTTTCCTCTTTTTAAAAATCGCCTTTTATCACCGAGACGTCCAGAGTATCCGAGTTTCATTAAATGGCTTGGATTTGAAGAAGATAAGGTAAATCCTATCGATATTCTTGCTCGCTCGGGAGGCTTACGAAGCACTGATCAGCTGCAGATTTTCAAAAAAATTGATGTTGATTCTGATGGTAACTTTGAGCATTTTTTCTTCTTACATGGACTTGGTTACTTAAATAGCTTAGCTAATGCTCGTGTATCTGAATTGAAACCGGGGCAAATTTTGCGTCTTTGCTTGGATCTTCAAAATGAATACGATGGGGATGCTGTTGTCGTTCGTGCAGATAAACCAGCTGAAATCGTTGGTTACTGCCCTAGGTATTTAAGTAATGATATCAAGAAGATGTTATTGGATGATCCAAAATCAATCACTTTAACGGTCGAAAAGATTAGCGATGATGCTCCTCATAACTATCGGTTATTATGTAAATTATCAGGAGTACTAAGCCAAGCCTGTCAATCGACGCTGATTCCTCAGGATGAGTTTGAACCTATTGAGTAAATGAAGAAAAGCCACCAAACGGTGGCTTTTCTTATTATGGGACTATATCTAGCGAGTAGGTATTAAACTGTATCGCCTCCTTGCCAAGCCAATCATTCATCTCCTGTAATCGCTTTTGTAGTGGCATTAGCTCATTTCGGACGAATACACGGCTTGCCTTTTCCACATCCCCAAACCCCCCAACATTATTCGGCATAATCCCCATCATTTGCGGCGGCACGCGGTGCGCTGCCATCATGTCATCCCGACTCACGTTCTTGATGTTAAGAAATTCATCCTTCGCCGCGACTTCTGACAATGGGATGATCTGAAGCCCGTCTTTTTTGCCGTTAGGTGAGTACATAAACAGGTTGCGGAAGTTGCCTGGACCTTTGGCGCTTTTCATCGCGTTGCGGAGGTTGTTCACATCCTCCTGATTCTGCGCGGCATCGGTCATGTACATGATGAAGCCTGCATGGCTGCCGTTAATGTAATACTTACGGCGGAACAACGTGGCGGACTCGTTGAGCAGGGCTGACGGAATGGCAGAAAGATAACCGGGCAGGCCGTAGATCTCCTGGTTGATATCCGGTTCCATCAGATGAAAGATGCTGCCTTTCGTGAACTGATACGGCTGCGTAGTCATGCCGTATTGCACAAACCAGTAGGTATCCAGGTCTAACCCGCGTCGGGTGTATTTTGCCAGAGCAGGCTCAAGGGCGATAACTTCACCGAAGCGGTTCGTGCGTTTCTCCAGGTAGGCGTTACCAAATACCAGATAGTCCTGCACAAAACGTGAAAAAGCCTGCTGGCTGAGCAGCGGGTGGGGGATGTAGGTACTGGTCAGAATGTTGCATTTCACCGCAATTGGTGAACTGTGATGCACGGCGGCGCGGAAGGTGCGCGCCAGTCCGTCAAAGCTTACTGGCGGCTCATACCAGCGATCTGTCTGTACGCATTCCACATAGTCCAGTAGTTCGCGGCGGTCCAGAACAGGAACGGGATCACCGAAGCTGAATGCTTCGGCTGTAGTTTGACTTTTATGCTGGATCTGGTTCGTCGACGCAGCGCGGTTCTTCTTACTCTTTCCCATCAAAAAATCTCCACAATATTACTGGTATTGGCGGACTCGCCCTGCAGTGGTTCGTTAAACAGTGCGTGCATTGTTGCCCAGGCCAGATCGGCGTGGCTGGCTTCTTCGCTGCGGCTGGCTTCATAGGTTGGGCGGTTGCCACTGGCGGTGGTTGCGCGACGGATTGCCATGAATGACTGCGCAATGTCGGTGTGCCCGGCGTCAAACTCCAGACGGCGGTGGCTGATAATGTCGTAGGCCTTGAGTACCAGGGCGTTTTTAACGTTGGGGTTGTAGACAAACTCCCGGACGGCAGGAAAGAACGCTTTCACGTTCTCGTAAACCCCGTGACCAACGCCGGTTGAGTCGATACCGATATAAGTCACGTTGTACTGTTCGGTAAGTTTTTTGATGGCGTCAGCCTGGGCGCGGAAGTCCATCCCGCGCCACTGGTGACGCTCAAGAATGCGGAACTTACCACCCGGCACGGCTGGCGGTGCCACCACCACGCATCCAGCGCTGTCGCCGTTTTGCGTACCTTTTGCCGGGTCATAACCGATCCACACTTCGCGCCAGCCAAACGGGCGCAGCGCCAGTGCATGAAAGTCGGTCCAGACTTCCCAACTGTCCACCATGCACGCCTGCAGCTCGCTGAGCGGAAACACGGACGCGAGATCGTCCACAAACTCGCACATCAGCAGGTTCTGGTATTCGTCTGGGCTGTACTCCATGCGTAGCTGGTCGAGGTCGAACAGGTTACAGCCGCCGCGCACCGCATCTTCCACGGTGACTATCTGGCGGTATTGCCCGTCTGCGCACAGCAGGCCGGGGGCCAGATTGCTGTGGGACAGGTCGATGTCCACCTTATCGGCTTTGTTGCGCCCACGGTTGAACAGCGCACCGGACCAGAACGGATAAGCACTGTGTGTCAGACTGGATGGCGTGGAAAAATAGGTTTGTCGCCATTTTTTGTGAATAGCCATACCGGAAGCCACTTTGCGCAGCTCCTGGAATTTCGGTATCCAGAAATATTCATCCAGATACAGGTTGCCGTGGTAACTCTGGGCCGTGCGGGCATTGGTGCCGAGGAAGTAAAGCGTGGCCCCGTTAGGAAGCACCATCGGATCGCCTTTCAGCTCCACCTCCACTTCTTTGGCAAAGTCGATGATGTACTGTTTAAAGACGTGGGCCTGAGCCTTGCTGGCAGAAAGGAAAATCTGGTTACGCCCGGTCAGCAGGGCGTCAATCAGGGCTTCACGGGCAAAGTAAAAGGTCGCGCCGATCTGGCGTGACTTCAGCAGGTTGCGGATGCGGTTGGTTTTTCCGGCTTCCCACCAGTGGCGCTGGTAGTTGAACATAGAGGAATGGAAGATTTCTTCCAGTTTCTCAATCTGTTCATCGGTGAAAACATTCTTTTCCGGCTGACGACGTGGGCCTTTGTTGCGGTTGGCAACGTTAGGGTTTAAGTCGGCTTCGTTGCCGCCATTGTTAAACTTGCCGATCCGCGCGTGGCGCTCAGACTGGCGTGCCAGCAGGTCAATTTCTTTGAAATCTTTCCCTTCTTTGTGCTCCTTCATAATGAGCTGGCAGTAGCGTGCGGCGGTGGTGAGCTGCATCTGATCCAGCGGCCCATAGTCACCCCACTTGTCGCGTTTTTTCCAGCTGTGAACGGTTGCAACTTTCTCGCCCAGCATTTCAGCAATGCGGGCTACGCGGTATCCCTGAAAGTACAGCAGCATGGCCTGCCGACGGGGATCGAGATCTGCGGGTGTCAGTGTGGTGTTCATGGCACAAACCTACAGCCTTGAATGAAGGCTTTCCCCGCCTGCGGTTTGTGTGGTTGTCGGTACAAATACCGCGCATTGTTTCACTGCCCCTATCACCGCAACCATAAGGCTCCAGTAAGTTTTTTCTAACGGAGCACGGCTCATGACAGTGAAAGCAAAGCGTTTTCGCATCGGGGTGGAAGGTGCCACCACCGACGGACGCGAAATCCAGCGTGAATGGCTGGAACAGATGGCAGCCAGCTATAACCCGGCGGTGTATACCGCGCTGATTAACCTTGAGCACATCAAGTCTTATCTGCCGGACAGCACCTTTAACCGCTACGGCAAGGTGACGGCGCTGTTTGCTGAAGAAATCACGGAAGGTCCGCTGGCAGGCAAGATGGCGCTGTATGCTGACGTTGAGCCAACGGAGTCCCTGGTGGAACTGGTGAAAAAAGGCCAGAAATTATTCACCTCTATGGAAGTCAGCCCGAAGTTCGCTGATACGGGCAAAGCCTACCTGGTCGGCCTGGCTGCCACTGATGACCCTGCCAGTCTGGGTACGGAAATGCTGACATTCAGCGCCAGTGCAGCCCATAACCCGCTGGCAAACCGCAAGCAGAATCCTGCCAATCTCTTTACCGCTGCAGAGGAAACGGTGATCGAACTGGAAGAAATCCAGGACGACAAACCGTCCCTGTTTGCCCGCGTCACGGCGCTGTTTACCAAAAAAGAGCAGTCCGATGACGCCCGGTTCTCTGATGTGCATAAGGCCGTGGAGCTGGTCGCCACTGAGCAGCAAAATCTGAGCGCACGCACCGAAAAATCCCTGTCTGAGCAGGAAGAACGCCTGTCTGAGCTGGAGACTGCCCTGCAGGCACAGCAGACCGCCTTTAACGAACTGGTGAATAAGCTGAGTCATGAAGACAGCCGCCAGGACTACCGCCAGCGTGCAACAGGCGGTAACGCCCCCGCTGACACTCTGACCAATTGCTGATGGAGCACAAAACCTGATGAAGAAGAATACCCGCTTTGCTTTTAACGCTTACCTGCAGCAGCTGGCGCGTCTGAACGGTGTGGCAGTTGAAGAACTGTCCAGCAAGTTCACTGTGGAGCCGTCTGTGCAGCAGACGCTGGAAGACCAGATCCAGCAGTCCGCCGCTTTCCTGACGCTGATTAATGTCACCCCAGTGACTGAGCAGTCCGGTCAGCTGCTGGGGCTGGGTGTTGGCAGCACCATTGCCGGAACCACTGACACCACCGCGAAAGAGCGTGAACCTGTCGATCCGACGCTGATGGTCGATGTGGAATATAAATGCGAGCAGACCAACTTTGACACGGTGCTGACCTACGCGAAGCTGGACCTGTGGGCGAAGTTTCAGGATTTCCAGGTGCGTATCCGTAACGCCATCGTGAAACGTCAGGCACTGGACCGCATCATGATCGGCTTTAACGGCGTGAAGCGTGCGAAAAACTCCAACCGCAGCGAAAACCCGCTGCTGCAGGATGTTAACAAAGGCTGGTTGCAGAAAATCCGTGAAGATGCACCGGATCACGTCATGGGCAGCACCACCACGGGCGGCGAAACCACTCCGGGTGCGGTGAAAGTCGGGAAAGGTGGCGAATATGCCAACCTGGACGCTGTGGTGATGGATGCCGTCAATGAGCTTATCGACGTGGTTTACCAGGACGATGACGATCTGGTGGTGATTTGCGGTCGTGAACTGCTGTCTGACAAGTATTTCCCGCTGGTCAACAAAGAGCAGGAGAACAGTGAAAAACTGGCTGCAGATATGATCATCAGCCAGAAACGCATGGGTGGCCTGCAGGCCGTGCGTGCGCCGTTCTTCCCGCCGAATGCGCTGCTGATCACCCGTCTGGATAACCTGTCCATCTACTGGCAGGAAGACACCCGCCGCCGTTCAGTTATCGACAACCCGAAACGTGACCGGATTGAAAACTTTGAATCCGTTAACGAAGCCTATGTGGTTGAGGACTACCGCTGCGCCGCACTGGTGGAAAACATCCAGATTGGCGATTTCAGCACCGCTGCAGCAGAAGCCGGAGCGTAATTCATGAGCCTGAGTCCCGCACGGCAGCATCGCCTGCGCGTTCAGGCTGAACAGGCCGCTCGCGAGGGTGGCAGTGTTCGCCACGCGTCGGGCTATGACCTGATGCTGCTGCAACTGGCGGAAGACCGCCGCCGTCTCAAGGGCGTTCAGTCCACGGTCAAAAAAGCGGAAATCAAGGTGGAGCTGCTGCCGAAATATGCCGCCTGGGCGGAGGGCGTTCTGGCTGCCGGAGGCGCTCAACAGGATGACGTGCTGATGTACGTGATGCTGTGGCGCATTGATGCCGGAGATTATGCCGGGGCGCTGGAGATCGGGCGTCATGCCCTGCGTCATGGCTGGGTGATGCCGCTGGGTAACCGCAACGTGCAGACCGTGCTGGCAGAGGAAATGGCAGACGCGGCGCAGAGCGCAATGCTTGCCGCCACCGGCTTTGATGCCGATCTGTTGCTGCATACGCTGGAGCTGACAGACGGTCTGGATATGCCGGACCAGTCACGGGCGCGTCTGCATAAAGCGATTGGCGCTGTCCTGAGTGAAAGTAACCCGGCTTCCGCCCTTAATCATCTCAACCATGCATTACAGCTCGATCCCCGCTGTGGCGTGAAAAAAGACAAACAGCAGCTGGAGCGCAGACTGCGCAATGACAGCCGCTGACAGAACGTGCCCCCGCGCACGGGCGGCACGGGGTGGCGAAAGGCACTACCACATCAAAACCCCGTCCACCGCCCTTTATTTCAGGAGAAAGCAGCATGAAGTTTGTTGCGCCAGAACAGGCACCGGAACAGGCGGAAATCATCAGGAATACGCCGTTCTGGCCTGATGTGGACTTGTCGGAGTTTCGCAGTGTCATGCGCACTGACGGCACGGTGACGCAGCCGCGTTTAAAGCAGGTTGCGCTGTCGGCAATTTCGGAGGTCAACGCAGAGCTGTATGAGTTTCGCAGACGCCAGCAGATGCTGGGATATGCCTCGCTGGCAGAGGTTCCGGCGGAGCAGCTGGACGGCAAAAGTGAGCGCATTCAGCACTATTTCAACGCGGTTTACTGCTGGGCACGCGCCATGCTCAACGAACGATACCAGGACTATGACGCCACGGCATCCGGTGTGAAGCGGGGCGAAGAACTGGCAGAAGCCAGCGGTGATTTGTGGCGTGACGCCCGCTGGGCCATCAGCCGGGTGCAGGATGCGCCGCACTGCACAGTGGAGCTTATCTGATGAAAGTGCGTGCGCATCAGTATGACACGGTGGACGCGCTTTGCTGGCGTCATTACGGGCGCACGCAGGGTGTCACGGAGCAGGTACTGAAGGCAAATCCGGGGCTTGCCGAATACGGCCCCTTTTTACCTCACGGGCTGCAGGTGGAGCTGCCGGACATTCCGACCACCACCACCGTGCAGACCGTCCAGCTATGGGACTGAATTATGACGCTTGAGCGAATCAGCGCCTTTATCACGTATTGCATCGCCGTCGTGCTGGCCTGGCTGGGCGATTTGTCCATCAAGGATGCCTCAACGCTGGGCGGCCTGATGATTGGTGTGCTGATGCTGGCTATCAACTGGTACTACAAACACAAAGCCTACCAGCTTCTGCGCGACGGGCAGATCTCGCGGGAGGACTATGAATCCATCAATCGTTAAACGCTGCCTTGTCGGGGCCGTGCTGGCTATTGCTGCCACGCTGCCGGGTTTTCAGCAGCTTCACACCTCCGTGGAGGGGCTGAAACTGATTGCCGATTACGAAGGTTGTCGTCTGCAGCCGTATCAGTGCAGCGCGGGTGTCTGGACCGACGGCATTGGTAATACGTCAGGCGTCATTCCCGGCAAAACCATTACGGAGCGACATGCAGCAGAAGGGCTGATCTCCAACGTGCTGCGTGTGGAGCGGGCGCTGGAAAGGTGTGTGAAGCAACAGCCGCCGCAGAAGGTGTATGACGCTGCGGTGTCGTTTGCCTTCAACGTGGGAACGGGCAATGCCTGCAGTTCCACGCTGGTGAAATTACTCAATCAGCGGCGCTGGGCAGATGCGTGCCGACAGTTGCCGCGCTGGGTTTATGTGAAAGGTGTTTTTAATCAGGGGCTGGATAACCGCCGTGCGCGGGAGATGGCCTGGTGTTTACAGGGAGCAAACTGAAATGAAAAAGAAATTAATCAGCGGACTGTTTCTGATGTTATGGATGGCGCTGTTAATCGCAGCAATGGTGTATCCGCAGGGGATTTTTCCGGTACTGGCAGCGTCCGGCGTTTGGGTAGCCTGTTTGCTGACATGGGCGGTAATTCCGGTAGCACTGGCTGCGTTAATTAAGAATGGCCCGCTCTGGCAGGAGTTAAGGGCATCTTTGCTGAAGACAATTACCCGAAAAGAAAACGTACTTACCAGTTGGGTGATGCGATTGCTGATTGTTGTAAGTCTCGCCTGGACGGGGTGGGCTATTACCCTGGTCTTTTATCTACTGACCGTTATTGCCTTCTGGATCACCCGTAATCAGATGGCGCAACAGGTAGCAGCATGAACCGGTTGCTGCTGGTTGTGCTGGCGTTATTACTGGCGGCGCTGGGCTGGCAGACGTGGCGGCTGGCTGATGCCAGCCAGACCATTAGCACGCAGGCAGACGAGCTGCAGAGCAAAAGCCAGGCACTGGCAAAGAGCAACAGCCAGCTTATCAGCCTGTCCATTTTGACTGAAACCAATAACCGGGAGCAGGCGCGACTCTATGCCGAAGCAGAACAGACCAGCGCGCTGCTGAGACAACGACAACACCGGATCGAGGAACTGAAACGTGAGAACGAGGATTTACGCCGCTGGGCTGATACTCCTTTGCCTGCTGACATTATCCGGCTGCGGGAACGTCCGACGCTCACCGGAGGTGCAGCTTACCGTCAGTGGTTGTCCGCGAGTGACGCCGTGTCGGCTGGATCAGGCAGCGCCGCGCACTAACGGTGATCTGAACGCGTTGCTGGATGAAACGGAGGCCGCCTGGGCGGTCTGTGCAGACAAAGTGGACATGATTATTGCGTGTCAGGAGCGAAACAGTGAACAAACCACAATCCCTGCGCCACGCCCTCAATAAAGCGGTGCCTTATGTCCGCAATAACCCGGACAAACTGCATCTGTTTGTGGATAACGGTTCGCTGGTTGCCACGGGGGCCAGCTCCATGTCGTGGGAGTACCGTTACACCCTGAACGCGGTGATTGAAGATTTCAGCGGCGACCAGAATCTGCTGATGGCCCCGGTTTTGCTGTGGCTGCGGGATAACCAGCCTGATGCCATCAATAACCCGACGTTACGGGAAAAGCTATTCACCTTTGAGGTGGATATTCTGCGCAACGATGTCTGTGATATCAGCCTGAACCTGCAGCTGACGGAGCGTGTGCTGGTCAGCACTGACGGCAGTGTGTCGAGCGTTGAAGCGGTAGCGGAACCCGATGAACCTGAAGAAATGTGGACGGTGAAACGTGGCTGAACTGCAGAAGGTGGACGACTGGCTGAGTGCTTTACTGGCGAATCTGGAACCAGCCGCAAGAAGCCGAATGATGCGCCAGCTGGCGCAGGAACTGCGCCGGACACAGCAGCAGAATATCAGGATGCAGCGCAATCCAGATGGTAGCAGTTATGAACCGCGCAGGGTAACAGCACGCAGCAAGAAGGGGCGCATCAAACGTCAGATGTTTGCAAAGCTGCGCACCACAAAATACCTGAAAACTGCCGCCAGCGCCGACTCTGCCAGCGTACAGTTTGAAGGCAAGGTGCAGCGTATTGCCCGTGTTCACCATTACGGTCTGCGTGATCGCGTCAGTCGCAAAGGACCGGAGGTCCGTTACGCAGAGCGCCGCCTGCTGGGTGTAAATGATGATGTTGAGGCAATGACCCGCGACATGATTCTGCAATGGCTGGCGGGGTGATCTTTGTATCAGCACTGATACAAGTTGCAGCACTGCCGCCTTTCTTCCCCTGATGGCAACCTTTCCCTATGAACGCACAATTAACCGAAATCATGCGCCTTATCACCAATCTGATCCGCACAGGTGTAGTCACCGAAGTGGACCGGGAAAACTGGCTTTGTCGGGTGAAAACAGGCGAGCTTGAAACTAACTGGATCAGTTGGCTGACGCTGCGTGCCGGAAATGCCCGGACATGGTGGCGACCATCGGAAGGTGAGCAGGTGGTGCTGCTGAGTTTGGGCGGCAATCTGGAGACTGCCTTTGCGCTGCCCGCTGTCTATTCGAATCAGTTCGCACCGCCGTCAACGTCGGCGGAAGCCTGCGTGACAGAACATCCTGATGGTGGCTGGTTTGAATACGAACCCGCCACCGGGCGCTGGTATGTCAGGGGCATCAAATCCATGGTCATAGAGGCTGCCGACAACATCACCCTGAAAACCAGTGAGTTTGTGCTGCAGGCTGACCGCACGCGTATTAACAGCGAAGTGGTGATCAATGGTGGCGTTACCCAGGGCGGCGGTGCGATGAGTTCTAACGGGATCGTGGTTGATGCGCATCAGCATACTGGCGTCCTGAAAGGCGGCGATACAACCGGAGGCCCGGTATGACGCTTTATAGCGGGATGAACAATACCAGCGGTAAAGCCATTACTGATATTGACCATCTGCGCCAGTCGGTGCGGGACATTCTGCTGACGCCACAGGGTAGCCGCATTGCCCGTCGTGAATATGGTTCCCTGCTGTCGGCACTGATAGACCAGCCACAAAATCCGGCATTACGCCTGCAGGTCATGTCGGCAGTGTATGTGGCGCTGAGTCGCTGGGAGCCACGGCTGACGCTGGATTCCATCACCATCAACAGCAACTTTGACGGTTCTATGGTGGTGGAGCTGACCGGGCGGCGGAATAACGGTGTGCCTGTGTCCCTTTCCGTATCAACAGGAGCAGAGAATGGCAGTGATTGACCTTTCGCAGTTGCCTGCACCGCAGATTGTGGATGTGCCGGACTTTGAGACGCTGCTTGCCGAACGCAAGGCAGAATTTGTGGCGCTTCATCCGAAAGATGAGCAGGAAGCAGTGATCCGCACGCTGGAACTGGAATCTGAACCCGTCACCAAATTGTTGCAGGAGAATGCTTACCGTGAGTTGCTTCTGCGCCAGCGCATTAACGAAGCCGCGCAGGCGGTGATGGTGGCTTACGCGATGGGCGGCGATCTTGACCAGCTCGCTGCCAACTACAACGTGAAACGCCTGACGGTGACGCCTGCTGATAATGACGCTGTGCCGCCCGTTGCAGCTGTGATGGAAAGCGATGAAGCGTTACGCCTGCGTGTGCCTGCAGCCTTTGAGGGGCTTTCAGTTGCGGGACCAACTGCAGCTTATGAATTTCATGCCCGAAGCGCCGACGGTCGGGTGGCGGATGCCAGTGCAACCAGCCCGGCACCTGCAGAGGTGGTGCTGACTGTCCTTAGCCGCGAAGGCGACGGAACGGCAGAAAAAGACCTGCTGGATGTGGTGGAAAAAGCTCTGAACAGTGAGAACGTCCGCCCGGTGGCTGATCGTCTGACGGTTCGCAGCGCAGAAATTATCCCGTACCGCGTGGAAGCCACTATTTTTCTCTATCCGGGACCGGAAGCAGAGCCGGTAATGGCAGCGGCAAAAGCCAGTCTGCAGAAGTACATCGCCAGCCAGACGCGGCTTGGTCGGGATATTCGCCGTAGCGCCATCTTTGCTGCCCTGCATGTTGAGGGTGTGCAGCGTGTGGAGCTGGCTTCTCCTCTGGCGGATGTGGTCCTGAACAAAACACAGGCGGCATCATGTACGCAGTGGAGCGTAACCAACGGAGGAACGGATGAATAGTCTGCTGCCACCGGGTTCAACACCACTGGAGCGCCGACTGGCGCAAACCTGCAGCGGGATTTCTGATCTGCAGGTGCCGCTTCGTGACTTGTGGAATCCGGCAACCTGTCCGGTCAGTTTCCTGCCTTATCTCGCCTGGGCGTTCTCTGTGGATCGCTGGGACGAGGGCTGGACAGAAAGCGTCAAGCGCCAGGTGGTGAAGGATGCTTTTTATATTCATCAGCATAAAGGGACCACCAGTGCCGTGCGGCGGGTGGTGGAGCCGTTCGGCTTTCTGATCCGCATTATTGAGTGGTGGCAGACCGGAGAGGCACCGGGCACGTTTCGCCTGGATATCGGCGTGCAGGACCAGGGCATCACTGAAGATACCTATCAGGAACTTGAGCGACTGATAAGCGATGCCAAACCATGTAGCCGCCACATGATCGGCATGTCCATCAATCTGCAGACCAGCGGCCCGCATTGGGTGGGAGCTGCCAGCTATCTTGGCGAAGAAATCACGATTTATCCGTATATCAACGAAACAATTATTTCTGGCGGCACCGCGCATGAAGGCGGGGCGGTCCATGTTATTGACACAATGAGAGTGAATCCATGAGCACAAAATTTTATACCCTGCTGACGGATATTGGCGCGGCGAAACTTGCCAGCGCCGCCGCGCTCGGTGTGCCTTTAAAAATTACCCATATGGCGGTCGGCGATGGCGGCGGAACATTACCAACGCCGGACGCAAAGCAGACAGCACTGGTAAATGAGAAACGCCGGGCTGCGCTGAATATGCTCTATATCGACCCGCAGAACAGCAGCCAGATTATTGCTGAACAGGTGATCCCTGAAAACGAGGGCGGTTGGTGGATACGTGAAGTGGGCTTGTTTGATGAGTCCGGGGCATTGATTGCCGTGGGTAACTGCCCGGAAAGCTATAAGCCGCAACTGGCTGAAGGCAGTGGGCGCACCCAGACCGTGCGCATGGTGCTGATAACCAGCAGCACGGACAATATCACCCTGAAAATCGACCCTGCTGTAGTGCTGGCAACCCGCAAGTATGTGGATGACAAGGCACTGGAGCTGAAGGTGTACGCGGATGATCAGATGGCAAAACATCTTGCCGCACCGGACCCGCATTCACAGTACGCGCCAAAAGCCAGCCCGACATTTACCGGAACCCCCAAAGCGCCAACGCCAGCGGCGGGGAATAATACCACGCAGGTTGCGACCACTGCGTTTGTACAGGCGGCACTGACGGCCCTTATTAATGGTGCGCCAGCCACGCTGGACACGCTGAAAGAAATAGCCGCAGCCATTAACAATGATCCGAATTTCAGTACTACCATTAACAATGCGCTGGCACTCAAAGCGCCGCTGTCGAGTCCGGCACTCACCGGAACGCCAACAGCCCCCACGGCGGCGCAGTCGGTCAACAATACACAGATTGCCACTACGGCTTTTGTGAAATCGGCGATTGCAGGAATGGTGGGTTCTGCACCTGCGGCACTGGATACGCTGAACGAACTGGCGGCGGCGCTGGGGAATGACCCGAACTTTGCCACGACAATGCTTAATGCGCTGGCAGGTAAACAACCGCTGGACAATACGCTGAATAATTTGAGTGGAAAGGATGTAGAAGGAATTCTTACTTATCTTGGTTTGGGGCATTTGGGAAATGCGGCAGGTAGAAATGTTGGTAATGCTAATAGTTATGAAATCCCTGACATGAGCTATTTTCAGCTAACAGGAAAAGGAAGCGATAATTTGTTGGTTAAAGGTCCGAATGGTTTAATTATACAAATATTTCGAAGAAATCTTCCTAATAGTGCAACTATTGGTATTCCACAACAGCTTGCTATTACATATCCAACGCCATTCCCTAACGGAGTATGGGGTGTGTTTGTCACAAAAATGACATATGCACAAGTCGTTACGTCGTGCGAAAGTATATATAATGATGGCTTTACTGCTGTAACTTGTTTGACATCAGGAACCAGTAGTGATTCAAAAGTTTCAAGCGCTGTATTTATTGCATTTGGATATTAAATATGAAAAGTTATGATGATTATCAACATGATTCTTCTTATGGTTTTATATGGGATAAGGTAAATGCCAGATTTATGGCGTATATATTAAAAAATGAATATGAAAGAAATGGAATGTGGCCTAAGGAAGGGGTGGATATTTCAAATGAGACTGCTTGTGAATTCATGAAACAACCTCCGGAAGGAAAAATTCTTGGGGCAGATGATAATGGTATGCCTGCATGGATTGATATGCCACCACTCACATATACAGAGTTAGTGGCTAAAGCAAAAACTGAAAAACAAGCACGTATAATAGAAGCTGTAAATTATATAAATAACAAACAATGGCAGGGGAAAGCATTGCTTGGGAGACTGAATGATACTGAACTGAAAATGTATAATATATGGCTTGATTATATTGAAGCATTAGAGGCCATTGATCCATCAAAAGCCTCTGATACAGCCTTTCCGACTAAGCCATTTAACGATTCAGTCTGAGAATTGGATTAACAAACAACCGATCAATAATCAAGCTTAAACCAAGGCTGATAAAAAAAATGACTAAAGACAGGGATGTTGTTTTTAGTAAAATGTTATCCACGATAAAAGGAATATTGAAATATTTCTCTAACACTCTGAAAACACAAACATGAATTAAATAAATTCCGTATGTTAGAGGTGCTATTTTTTCAATGGTTAAAATTATTTTTTTATTATTGATGTTTATTTTTGTAAATGCAATTACTATCAAGGAACACAGTAACAACATATTAATCCCTGAGTCAAATGGGTATATGTTAAAGTTATATTTGTTAACGCTAAAATAAACAAACATCACATGTAGTAAAAATATAAAAGGGATGCTATATACAATATAATGTGTTTTAATGTCAACTCTTTTTAATAATCCGCCGACAACAAAATATAAAACCCATGTATCTATGCTCTGTAATGGGATTAAATGATGGTAGTATTGAGAGGATTGGCTTAGAGAGTATGAGTATAATGAATAATAAAAAATGAAAGCCAAAACTATAATCACCTTAAGGCTGTCGGCTTGTGGGATTTTATTGACTATGTATTGAATTGCTGGAGCGGTTAAATACAAACCGATAAAGGCATAAACAAACCAGAAATGCACAGAGAGTGAAATAGTGCTTTTAGATATTAATGAGAAATATTCAAGTAAATTCGATGACGTTCCATTATTCCAGCTAATGATATAGTAATGTGCTAATGAATATATTACAAAAGGGATAATAATGGCGGGGATTCTTTTTTTATAAAACAAAAGTGGAGTGCTATTTTGTCTGTTGAGTAGGTAGTATCCACTTAACATAAAGAATATTGGTAAACCAATGCGTACAATTGATTGTGCAAAAAGAGTTTGTATTTGTATACTTTCTGTTTGGTTACTGGTAACAGTATAAGCGTAGTCGGGCGTGACATGAATTCCTATTACAAAAATACAACAAATAATACGTAACAGATCTAAAGAAATATCTCTTTTCATATAGTATTCAATCTGATTTAAATGGATGACAGATGCGCAATAGTAAAATAGATTTGCGTATAATAATCAATACATATTGAGATATATTGATTATTTTATGAAAAGCCCTCATGGCGCTGTTGTGCCATTTCCCATACAATCCCCATCGCGTGCACCCTGCGCGTATCAACCAGAACATAGGCAGACCCCCTCTACAACCGGAGAGACTGCCTTATGGCTCAGGATTACCACCACGGAGTGCGCGTTGTTGAAGTCAACGAAGGCACCCGATCCATTACCACGGTGAGCACCGCCATCGTGGGCATGGTCTGCACGGGCGATGATGCCGATGCAAAAATGTTTCCTCTTAATAAACCCGTGCTGATCACTGATGTGCTGACTGCCAGCGGTAAAGCGGGTGAGTCCGGCACGCTGGCCCGTTCGCTGGATGCCATCGCTGACCAGGCAAAACCCGTGACCGTTGTTGTGCGTGTGCCGCAGGGTGAAACGGAAGAAGAAACCACAACCAATATCATCGGCGCAGTGACCGCCGAGGGTAAAAAAACAGGCATGAAAGCCCTGTTATCTGCCCAGTCACAGCTCGGCGTTAAACCGCGCATTCTCGGCGTGCCAGGTCACGATAACAAAGCCGTTGCGACTGAGTTGCTGAGCGTGGCGCAAAGCCTGCGCGGGTTTGCTTACCTGTCGGCGTATGGCTGCAAAACAGTGGAAGAAGTGCTTACCTACCGCGAAAACTTCAGTCAGCGTGAAGGGATGCTGATCTGGCCGGATTTTATCAGCTGGGACACGGTGCTGAATGCCGAAGCAACGGCATATGCCACCGCGCGTGCGCTTGGCCTGCGCGCCAAAATTGACGAGCAGACCGGATGGCACAAAAGCCTGTCCAACGTGGGCGTGAACGGTGTCACCGGAATTTCTGCTGATGTGTTCTGGGATCTGCAGGACACGGCAACAGATGCAGGTCTGCTTAACCAGAACGACGTTACCACGCTTATCCGCAAAGACGGTTTTCGCTTCTGGGGTTCCCGCTGTCTGAGTGATGATCCGCTTTTTGCCTTTGAGAACTACACCCGCACGGCGCAGGTACTGATGGACACGATGGCAGAAGCGCACATGTGGGCGGTGGACAAACCGCTGAACCCGTCGCTGGCCCGCGACATTATCGAAGGTATCCGCGCCAAAATGCGCAGCCTGGTCAGTCAGGGCTATCTCATTGGTGGTGATTGCTGGCTGGACGAGTCGGTGAATGACAAAGACACGCTGAAAGCCGGAAAACTCACCATCGACTACGACTACACGCCAGTGCCGCCACTTGAAAACCTGATGCTGCGTCAGCGCATCACCGATCAGTACCTGGTGAATTTCGCCAGCCAGGTCAGCGCGTAAGGGGACAACATGGCTTTACCACGCAAATTAAAACACCTGAACCTGTTTAACGACGGGAACAACTGGCAGGGGATCGTTGAGTCGCTGACGCTGCCGAAATTTACCCGCAAATATGAGAAGTATCGCGGCGGCGGAATGCCGGGTGCGGTGGATGTGGATCTGGGGCTTGATGACAGTGCGCTGGACACAGAATTTTCCATTGGTGGTACTGAATTGCTGCTGTTTAAACAGATGGGTAAAGCCACGGTGGATGGCATCCAGCTGCGCTTTACCGGCTCTATTCAGCGTGACGATACCGGGGAAGTGCAGGCCGTGGAGCTTGTCGTGCGTGGACGTCACAAAGAAGTGGATTCCGGCGAGTGGAAGACGGGCGAAAGCAACACCACCAAAGTGACCAGTACCAACAGCTACGCGAAGCTGACCATCAATGGTGAGGTGCTCTATGAAGTGGACCTTATCAACATGGTGGAAATTGTGGACGGTGTGGACCTGATGGAAGCGCACCGCAACGCCCTCGGCCTCTGATATATCTGAACGGCGCGGGATACCGCGCCAGAACCCAATTGACAGGACAGCAAAATGAGCGATAAGCAGACTGAAAAGACCATTCAACTGGATACCCCCATCAAGCGCGGTAAAACAGAAATCACCGAAATTGTGCTGCGTAAACCGCAGTCCGGTGCGCTGCGCGGTACACGCCTGCAGGCCATTATGGATATGGATGTAAACGCGATGATGACCGTGATCCCCCGCATCTCCAGTCCGGCACTGACTGCACAGGAAATTGCAGAGATGGACCCGGCAGATCTCACTGCCATGTCGGTTGAGGTTGTCACTTTTTTGTTGAAGAAGTCGGTGCTTGCCGGTTTACCGACAGCCTGACGGTTGACGATCTGGTGGCAGATATCGCCACCATTTTTCACTGGCCGCCATCCGTTACTGACGTTATGCCGCTGACCGAAGTGCTGGAATGGCGGTATAAAGCGATTCAGAGAAGCGGGGCCAACGATGAGTGATAACAACCTGCGTCTGCAGGTCATTCTTAATGCGGTTGACAAGCTCACCCGCCCATTTCGATCTGCGCAGGCCAGTTCAAGAGAACTGGCTGCTGCTGTCAAAAAATCCCGCGATGCAATAAAGCAGCTTGATCAGGCCGGGAGCAGTCTGGACAGCTTCCGAAAGCTGCAGGCAGAAAATCAGAAATTAGGCGACAGGCTGAACTATGCCCGCCAGCGTGCAAATTTGCTCAGTCAGGAACTGGGAGCGATGGGGCCGCCTTCGCAACGTCAGGTTGTTGCTCTGGGCCGTCAACGGCTGGCTGTTCAGCGCCTGGAAGAACGCCAGAAAAAGCTGCAGCAGCAGACGGCGCTTGTGCGTGCTGAACTGTACCGGGCGGGAATTTCTGCGAAAGACGATGCGGGAGCAACTGCCCGTTTAGCCCGTGAAACATCACGTTATAACCAGGAACTTTCGAAACAGGAGGCGCGGCTGAAGCGACTGGGGGAAGCTCAGCGCAGGATGAATGCAGCGCGTGCCAGTTATGCCCGTTCGCTGGAGGTGCGTGATCGTATTGCAGGTGCCGGAGCCACCACCACGGCTGCAGGGCTGGCAATGGGTGCGCCAGTGATGGCGGCAGTAAAAAGCTATACCAGCATGGAAGATGCCATGAAAGGTGTGGCAAAGCAGGTCAATGGTCTGCGTGACGATAATGGCAACCGCACTGCACGTTTTTATGAAATGCAGGATGCCATCAAGGCTGCCAGCGAACAGTTGCCGATGGAAAACGGTGCGGTGGACTTCGCTGCACTGGTTGAAGGTGGTGCGCGCATGAACGTCGCAAACCCTGACGACAGCTGGGAAGATCAGAAACGTGACCTGCTGGCCTTCGCCAGTACGGCAGCAAAGGCGGCAACAGCCTTTGAGCTGCCAGCGGATGAACTGTCAGAAAGTCTGGGGAAAATCGCCCAGCTCTACAAAATCCCCACCCGCAATATTGAACAGCTCGGTGATGCGCTGAACTATCTGGATGATAACGCCATGTCGAAAGGGGCAGACATCATTGATGTGATGCAACGTCTGGGCGGTGTGGCTGACCGTCTGGATTATCGTAAAGCGGCGGCGCTGGGTTCCACCTTCCTGACACTGGGCGCTGCGCCAGAGGTTGCAGCCAGTGCAGCAAACGCGATGGTGCGTGAATTGTCCATTGCCACCATGCAAAGCAAGAGTTTCTTTGAAGGGATGAATCTGCTGAAACTCAATCCTGAAGTGATTGAAAAGCAGATGACGAAGGATGCGATGGGAACCATCCAGCGCGTGCTGGAGAAGGTAAACGCGCTGCCGCAGGACAAGCGCCTGTCTGCCATGACTATGTTGTTTGGTAAAGAGTTTGGCGATGACGCGGCGAAACTGGCAAACAACCTGCCGGAACTGCAGCGTCAGTTAAAACTGACAGCGGGCAATGATGCGCTCGGCTCCATGCAGAAAGAATCCGACATTAACAAGGATTCACTTTCTGCGCAGTGGTTGCTGGTCAAAACCGGAGCGCAGAACACCTTCAGCAGCCTGGGCGAAACGCTGCGCCAGCCGCTGATGGATATTCTGTACACGGTGAAAAGCGTCACGGGGGCGTTGCGTCGCTGGGTGGAAGCTAACCCGGAACTGACAGGCACACTGATGAAAGCATCGGCTGTTGTGGCTGCGGTTACCGTCGGCCTCGGCACCTTAGCGGTGGCGCTGGCTGCAGTGCTGGGGCCGCTGGCAGTGATCCGTCTGGGATTCTCTGTGTTGGGTATCAAAACGTTATCTTCCGTTACGGCAGCAGTAACTCGAACCAGCAGCGCGTTGTCCTGGCTGGCTGGCGCACCACTTGCACTGCTGCGACGCGGGCTTGCTTCATCGGGTAACGCAGCGGGTTTACTTACTGCGCCGTTGTCGTCTTTGCGCCGCACGGCATCACTGACAGGAAATGTCCTGAAAACTGTAGCAGGTGCGCCGGTTGCACTGTTCCGGTCTGGATTATCCGGTTTACGTGCTGTTGCTGTGATGTTTCTGAATCCACTTGCAGCACTACGCGGCGGGCTGACTGCCGCAGGCTCGGTGCTGCGAGTGCTGGCATCCGGTCCGCTGGCGATGCTGCGCGTTATCCTGTATGCCGTGTCTGGTCTGTTAGGTGCTCTGCTCAGCCCGATAGGTCTTGTGGTGACTGCACTGGCGGGCGTGGCGCTGGTTGTCTGGAAATACTGGCAACCCATCACCGCATTTCTCGGTGGCGTGGTGGAAGGATTCAAAGCGGCGGCAGGTCCCATCAGTGCAGCGTTCGAACCGCTTAAGCCCGTGTTCCAGTGGATTGGCGACAAAGTGCAGGCGCTGTGGGGCTGGTTTACTGATCTGCTGACGCCCGTTAAGTCGACCTCTGCCGAACTGCAGAGCGCAGCGGCAATGGGGCGGCGATTCGGGGAGGCACTGGCGGAAGGGCTGAATATGGTCATGCATCCGCTGGACTCCCTGAAATCCGGCGTTTCCTGGTTGCTGGAGAAGCTCGGCATTGTCAGTAAAGAGGCCGCAAAGGCAAAACTGCCGGAAAGCGTGACGCGTCAGCAACCTGCGACGGTGAATGCAGACGGTAAAGTGATGATGCCATCGGGTGGTTTTCCATCATGGGGATATGGCTTTGCGGGGATGTATGACAGCGGCGGGTATATCCCGCGCGGGCAGTTTGGCATCGTCGGTGAAAACGGGCCGGAAATTGTTAACGGCCCGGCAAATGTGACCAGCCGGAGAAATACAGCTGCACTGGCTGCCGTTGTTGCCGGAATGATGGGCGTTGCTGCCGCGCCAGCAGAGCTTCCACCGTTGCACCCTTTGGCACTTCCCGCGAAAGGTGGAGAAGTAATTGTGAGTCGCGCAGCCACTGTGCCGCTCGTTCAACGGATTGAGGCACCGACGCAGATCATCATTCAGACGCAGCCAGGACAAAGTGCGCAGGATATTGCGCGGGAGGTGGCACGCCAGCTTGATGAACGTGAACGCAGGCTGAAGGCAAAAGCCAGGAGTAACTACAGCGATCAGGGGGGATACGACGCATGATGATGGTGCTGGGATTGTACGTGTTTATGCTGCGCACCGTTCCGTATCAGGAACTGCAGTATCAACGCAGCTGGCGACATGCGGCAAACAGTCGGGTAAACCGACGTCCGTCCACGCAGTTTCTGGGACCGGACAACGACATGCTGACGCTTTCTGGTGTTCTTATGCCGGAGATAACAGGTGGCAGGCTGTCGTTGCTGGCACTTGAGCAGATGGCAGAACAGGGGAAAGCATGGCCCCTGATTGAAGGCAGCGGCACAATTTATGGCATGTATGTGATTGAGGGACTGAATCAGACTAAAACGGAGTTTTTCCGCGACGGTATGCCGCGCCGGATTGAGTTCACTCTGTCGCTCAAACGGGTGGATGAATCCCTGTCCGAGATGTTCGGTGATCTCCGTTCGCAGCTGAATAATCTGCAGGACACGGCAACGTCTGCCTTAAGCGATATCAGTAAAACGGTGGGAGGGCTGCTGCCGTGAATTTCAGCTCTGAACTGCTTAACAAAGGCAACAAAACTCCGGCATTCAGCATCAGTATTGAGGGCAGGGATATCACTACTGTGCTGGATAACCGCCTGATGAGTCTGACGCTGACGGACAATCGGGGCTTTGAAGCAGACCAGCTTGATCTGGAGCTGGACGACGCCGACGGAAAAATCGTGCTGCCGCGCCGTGGTGCGGTCATTACGCTGGCGCTGGGTTGGAAGGGGCAGCCGCTTTTCCCTAAAGGGGCATTCACGGTGGACGAGATTGAACATACTGGCGCACCGGACCGCCTGACTATCCGGGCGCGAAGTGCTGATTTTCGTGAAACGCTGAATATCCGCCGTGAAAAGTCGTGGCACAAGACCACCGTTGGGGAAGTGGTGAAGGAAATAGCTGCGCGGCACAAACTGAAGATGGCATTGGGTGAAGACCTGTCGGATAAACCTGTGGAGCATATAGACCAGACCAATGAGAGTGACGGCAGTTTTCTGATGCGGCTGGCGCGCCAGTACGGTGCTATTGCGTCGGTGAAAAATGGCAATCTGTTATTCATCCGGCAGGGACAGGGTAAAAGCGCCAGCGGTAAACCACTACCGGTTATCACTATCACACGTAAGGACGGCGACAGTCACCGCTTTACCCTGGCAGATCGCGGAGCCTACACGGGCGTAATTGCCAGCTGGTTGCATACCCGCGAACCCGCGAAGAAAGAAAGCACCACGGTGAAGCGTAAGCGCAGGACTAAGAAGCAGAAGAAAGAGCCGGAAGCGAAGCAGGGCGATTACCTGGTGGGTACAGATGAAAACGTGCTGGTACTTAATCGCACCTATGCCAACCGGAGCAACGCCGAACGGGCGGCGAAAATGCAGTGGGAACGCCTGCAACGTGGCGTTGCGTCATTCTCGCTACAACTGGCAGAAGGTCGGGCGGATCTCTACACGGAAATGCCAGTGAAAGTCAGAGGCTTTAAACAGCCGATAGATGATGCGGAATGGACTATTACCACCCTGACGCATACTGTCAATCCGGATAACGGTTTTACGACCAGTCTGGAGCTTGAAGTGAAGATTAATGATTTCGAAATGGAATGATTCTTCGTAATAGAGAACTTTTAAGTTTTCAAAATGGAATAATGCGGTATCATTATTGTGAATTTAGCAAAAATGGGGAGAACTCGAAAAATGATGATTTGCCCACTGTGTGGAAGTGCCGCCCATACTCGCAGCAGTTTTCAGATATCTTCATTGACCAAAGAGCGTTACAACCAGTGCCAGAACATTAACTGCAGCCATACTTTTGTTACCCATGAAACTTTTGTTCGTTCGATTGCAACGCCAAAAGAGTCAAATCCGGTTCAGCCGCATCCAATGAAATCAGGACAGGTGGCGCTCTCTCTTTGACTCTGCCGCCAATTTGTCGCCATCGTTAAAAAACAGTGCTTCTAACATCATGATTTTAAACGGCATAAATTTCAGGCAACAAAAAACCCATCAACCTTGAACCGAAATGGCGGGGTTGATGGGCTCCACAAAATGGGGACATCAAAGAAAAGCAGTGGCACTAATTAAGACTGATGCCCTGCGGAAAAGTTCTGCGGTTGTGCAAAAAAATTTCATTTTCAGGGCAACTTCAGTTTTATCCTAATCCTGGCCATACCATGACGATGATTGTCCCTGCCAGCGTCAGCAGGACGTTGGCGATTGCATAGGTGCCCGCATAGCCCAGCGCCGGGATGTTACTGCGAGCTGTATCACTGATGATCTCCATTGCCGGCGCGCAGGTGCGTGCGCCCATCATTGCGCCGAACAACAGTGCGCGGTTCATTCGCAATACATAAGCACCGAACAAGAAACAGATAACCACTGGCACAAGACTGACAATCAATCCGGCAATCAACATCTGACCGCCAATCGCGCCCAGGCCGTTATTAATACCGCTACCGGCGCTCAGACCAACGCCTGCCATAAACACCATTAAGCCGAACTCTTTCACCATGCTTAATGCACCCTGCGGAATGTAACCGAAGGTCGGGTGGTTAGCGCGCATAAATCCCAGCATAATTCCGGCGAATAACAACCCGGCAGCGTTCCCCATGCCGAAACTGAATGTGCTGAACTGGAAGGTGATCATCCCGATCATCAGCCCAATAACAAAGAAGGCGCAGAATGCCAGCAAGTCAGTGACCTGGCTGTGAATCGAGATAAAGCCGATGCGATCGGCGATGGTTTTTACGCGACGGGCATCGCCGCTGACTTGTAAAACGTCACCTTTGTTAAGCACGACGTTGTCATCTATCGGCATCTCAATCTGGCTACGAATGACGCGGTTAAGGAAGCAACCGTGATCGGTCAACTTCAGTTGTGCGAGACGTTTGCCCACGGCGTTATGGTTTTTAACGACCACTTCTTCAGTGACGATACGCATGTCGAGAAGGTCACGATCGAAAACTTCTTTGCCGTTACGGAAGCTGGGATCGAGTCGTGCGTGGGCGTCGGGATAGCCTACCAACGCTATTTCATCTCCCATTTGTAGCACAGCATCACCGTCTGGATTCGCCAGAATCCCGTTACGTCGAATACGTTCAATGTAGCAGCCAGTTTGTCGATAAATACCCAGTTCACGCAGATTTTTGCCGTCGGTCCAGGCCACCAGCTCCGGGCCGACGCGGTAGGCGCGGATCACCGGTAAATAAACCTTACGGTTGGCATCAGTGTCCAGGCCACGTTCGCGGGCGATTTGCTGGGCGCTGGTCTGTAAGTCCTGATGCTGCAATTTCGGCAAGTAACGCGCACCAACAATCAAACTCACCAGACCGATTAAATAGGTTAAGGCATACCCGAGGCTCAGATTATCCAGTGCCAGTGAGAGCTGCCTGCTTTCCATGCCGGAATGACGCAGTGTATCGCCAGCACCGACCAGAACCGGTGTCGACGTCATAGAGCCAGCTAACATACCGGCCGTCAGGCCAATATCCCAGCCAAACAGCTTACCTAACCCTAAGGCGATCACCAGCGCACTGCCAACCATCACCAGTGCTAACATTAGGTAATTTTTCCCATCGCGAAAAAAAATGGAAAAAAAGTTCGGTCCGGCTTCGACCCCGACGCAGAAAATAAACAGCATAAAGCCAAGATTAAGCGCGTCGGTGTTAATGCTGAAATGTTGTTGGCCTAATAACAGCGATACGACTAAAACGCCAATGGAATTACCCAGTTGGATCGAACCAAGTCGTAATTTCCCGAGACATAGCCCAAGCGCGAGGACCACAAATAATAACAGAATGTAATTCCCATTTAACAATTCGGCGACGTTTATATTCACGGAGGCTAACTTCTTGTTTACTAGTAAGCTGTTGAAAGAAATGGTAATTTACGATAATGTTTTTTACCAGAATTCAGGGCGCAGATTCATTCAGCGCACCTAAACGATAGTAAAGTAACAATATATTTTACTAGTGTAATCACATTAGGTATCAACGGCTATATGAATTGCGTTGGCCTATATTAGCATGGAATGCGAAGCGGCTTTATCTTACTGAACGCCACACTGGCGAAAAATGTGTTCGATAGACGCAGTGTCAGGAGGAACGAGTGAAACATAAACAACGTTGGGCGGGGGCAATCTGCTGTTTTGTCCTCTTCATTGTGGTGTGTCTTTTTCTGGCGACGCACATGAAAGGCGCTTTTCGGGCTGCCGGGCATCCTGAAATCGGTTTGCTATTTTTCATTCTTCCTGGTGCAGTTGCCAGCTTCTTTTCACATCGTAGAGAAGTCCTGAAACCTCTGTTTGGCGCAATGCTGGCGGCACCCTGTTCGATGCTCATTATGCGGCTGTTTTTTTCACCGACGCGCTCATTCTGGCAAGAGCTGGCATGGTTATTAAGTGCGGTGTTCTGGTGTGCGCTGGGGGCATTGTGTTTCTTATTTATCAGTAGTTTGTTTAAACCACAGCACAGAAAAAATCAATAAAGCCCTCAACGCGAGGGCTTGTCAGACGATCAGGCGTCCAGATTCTCTTTCACCCATGCAGCAAAATCGGTATAGCCGCCGATATGTTGCTGATCGACAAAAATCTGCGGCACGGTTTCTACGGGTTTACCTGCCTTTTGTTGTAGATCTTCTTTAGTGATCCCTTCCGCACGAATATCTACATACTGATACTGGAAATCATCGCGCTCATTGCTCAATTTCTCGGCCAGATCTTTGGCACGCACACAGTAAGGGCAACCCGGACGACCAAAAATAACGGTTTGCAT